TTCATTAAAGCTTCACGATTCTCTTTATTCTTTTCAGCTTTGAGCAAGGCAAGCTTTGTATCTTCTTCAATCTGTAAAGAAGTAAGCTTGAATTGTTTTTCGCTTGTACGTGTCTCAAGATCTGATAAGACAAGCCCTTTGAGCTTTTCTGCATTCTCTTTGATCTTTCCTTTTAATGCTTCAGCACTGGTCTCTTCAAGCTCTTTTTCTTGTTTTGCGGCATCTTTGATTGATTTTTCGACTTCAATGTTTTTTTTCAAAAGTGCATCAGCTGATTTTCTCAATACTCTAGTTGCTTCAGCTGCTTGATGTGTTGTAGTTACAAGTTGAGCTCTTGAGGTGATTAACTCCCTAGCATTAAGAAGACCTTGAGACTCTGCCTTTGTTAATCGTTGTTGTGCTTCAGCCAATGCCGCATTTGCTTCAAATGCGGCTTGTACTTTTTTAGTTAATTTTTCTTGAGCACTTTGCAACTTTTCTTTTGCAAACTGACTTTTAATTGTTGCAAGTGTGAACTTTTCAAGTTGCTTGGTTGTTGGGATCACACCTTTCTCGGCAAGGGCTTCAAGCTTTGATTGAAGATCTGAGGCAGCTGCTGCCATTGCTTGCTCATTCTCTTCAGCTTCTTGAGCTGCACCACTGATCAACTTGAATGTTTCATATGCAGTGAATAAAGCTGTTGTCACTCCAGCAATAGGACCAAGTAATCCAAGGAATGACATTGATCCACCTTTGCCAAGATTCGACAGACCTGTTCCTAATTCACCTATTGAATCTCTCAAGCCTGTAAAAGATTCACCAAGAGAATCAATCCCCTCACCTAGCTTCTCATTTGTGTTTCCCATTGTTGAAGCAAGTCCTTTGCTTGCATCTCCAATGTTCTTGAATTGAGTCTCAATGTTTTGCGTCCCTTGGAGTTCGACGTCGATCTCTATTGTTCCACCCTTAGCCATGAGAAGCCTCCTTTATGCTTTGCTCGTGTTGACGTGCAATCATTTGAGTGTGATTATATTCTATTATCTCAAGACTTTCAATGATTGCACAAGTAGGGTGAGGATATATGTCATCCATCTTGATCAATCCTGTCTTGATTCTGTTGTAGTTTGTGATGATGGATGCCACTCGATTCATGTCTGCAATGGGACAAGATCTGATCTTTAAATCAGAGTATGCTTCTCCTGAGTTCGGTGCGATTCGATAAGCTGGCATGAACAATCCAAGCTCATCCTTTCGAGCTTGTGGTAATCCTTGCTTGAATGATCCACCACAATTCCCACGCTTTCTCCTCAGCTCTTTATTCTCTCGACATTGCGAGCAGTCCCAGCCTCTTCCTTTACTGAAAGGAATCCATATGGAAGAGGCAAGAGCTATTTTCCCTCGTCACCAACCAATGAAGCTCTCTGAATATGCAAGACCAATTCTGTGATTGTTGCCACTCTGATTCCATCAGGACGAATCTGTTGGATGGTGTCAACTGTCGAGGGTTCCCCATCAATTGAAACAAGTGATTCACGAATCATTTCAATGTATACTCTTGAGATGTATGCTTCATAATCAGCATAAGCCTCACGTTCATCAATTGGAAGATTGTGATGCCATCTTGCTTTCTCTCTGATATCGTTGGGAGCTTCAACCCAAAGCAATCGACCAAGCTCACTGCGAGAATATGCACCGGCTCGAATCTCTGCTTGCTCACGTTCCGACGGTCCCAATGGTTTGAGAGTGAATATGGTTGCAGACTTCCCCACATCTTCAAGAAAACTCATGTCTCCTGTGTTCAAATATTGTCCACGTTGTTCATCATTGCAAGTGACTGAAATGTCAGCAGTGATGACAACGTCAAAAGTTGATTCTGTTGAAGTGAGGAAGTTAATTGCCATGTTATAGTCCTAATGAGATTCTGAATGGTGAGCATCCGGCATTTGACTCATAAGCTGCACCACCATCAACATCACCAGCATATCGAGATTGATTATATACTAATGTTTGACGAACGATGTCATTGCCACTCACGTCATACTTGGATGGATCATCAGCAAGCTGAGCAGCCGGAATCATGATTGCACAACCCTCGCCATCTGCCGAGGGTCCTGTACCTACTAACACCTGACGAACAGTTCTGTTGAAATAATCATTTGCAATTGTTGTATTTACTGTTGACAAGGTCAAAGTCAATTCAACATTCACGTCAGTGATCTCCATGTCAGACATTGCAAGGATTGACTCTGAGTGCCCCAATGGTGTGAGTGTATTTGTCACAGTCAAAGAGAAGTCCTCGCAATCAACGGCAATTCGTCCAAGTGCATCGGCTGAGGTTGCGTTCGTTAATGAGGATGGAGAAGCATCAGAGATCACAACATAGGAGTTTCTAAAGAAAGGAGGAGCACCCGCGTTGTAAGTTGGCTCGATGGGTCCCACTGCACTTGAATGATCATCTTGGATCAGTGCTGCTTGATAAGTGAAGTCACCCATCAAACGACCATTGTCAAGACTGATCGCAAGGCTCTCAAGTACGCAACCATAAGCATATGATCTAAAGTTCACACCATCAACACGGAAAGTCAATGAGTGAGTTCGTGTGCCTGTTTGAGTACGTGATCCGGGGTACCATGTTTGAGTCCCTCTCAATGTTGGAGTCCCTGTGAATCCTGCTGAGAAAGCTGGTGAGACTGTGATATCAGTTCCACTCACCTCAGTGATTGCAGAGTATTCAACAGCACCGTTGATGATGCTTGATAATAAAGTTCCAACATCTGCCGCACTGAATCCAGCACCAACAAAGTTATTGACATCAGTCACGCTTGAAGCTGTGACTGAAGCCACAGCACCAATTTGAGTTTTGAATCCAGCTCCAAGCAAGTATCCGAGATAGTTTGCAGAGTAGTCACTTGGTGAGCTTCCGATTGTTGTCAGATCAACTCTCAAGTTGACTTGACCAGTTCTACGACGAACACGATTTCCACCACTCCAAACAGTGTCCGGCTCTGGTGGTACAAGATACGATCCATCTCTTGCATCGTTTCTCTCACTTGCTACAACGTCACCATAAATCAAAATAGGTTCACGTTCACAAGGAATCGAAGTGTATGTATATCCTGAGTTATCAGGTAGATTTGTTGATGCTGACAATGAACCAAAGGAAGATTCAACTGCAACGCCTAAGCTTCTATGAGTAACGCTCATTTATGCCTCCAAATAAAGCAAGTCAAAGGGAACGATAAGGAGATGACCAAGAACCTCACCAACATCATCAGTGATGAGTTCAGCTCTCGATTCCAATGGTATCACTGAGATGATCCCTGTTGTATTAAAATCATATTGAGGACCCTTGATTGTATCAATCAATTTGCCGGCATCCTCATTCATCATGCGAATCTTGAAGCCCTCCTCCTTGGGAATGGCATATCTCACATGAGTCTCGATGGTGACACGCTTTCGACCACTGAGGCCAGCACTGCCGTCATCCATCGCAAGAGTCACGATCTCAAGAGTAAACTGTCTTTGACTCTGAAATCTTGTGTTTAGTGGAGAGACGAGACCGGAACCATCATCAATACAAACAAACCCATGATGGGGATCTGTCTTGGGTTCAATAGCCTCAATCATTGTCTTGATCTTGTTGAGTGATTGAAAGATTCCTCTGCTCATACATTCCTCCCTAGTTTCTTCGAAATGTCAAAAGCAACGGCATTCACAAGCGTATCAATCTCATCATCAGTTAATCCAATGTAAGGACGTATCTTGTGGACTTCATATCCATAATGCTGGACCTGTTTGGTCAAGCCGATTCTGAAACGTGTGTCAGTTGCTTCAAGTACAACAAGATTATTCATCAATTGACCACTCAATACAAGATCAACCTCAGCAGTTTGACCCTTGCCTCCTTGACGCTTCCTTGAATCATTCTTGTACTGTTGATATCCACCAGCATAATAAATTGATTTACCCGTACGAGAGACACGAGTCCCTCCCTTGGGTTTGAGTCGTGCACCTTTGAAAGAGACATACATTGGCTTCGTTGAGTACTTCTTGAACTTCTTACCTTGTGAGCTGATGCCACGCATGGATCGACGCTTGACAGTTGCCAGGGTGTTGGATGCAATTGTCTTAGTGTCTTTTGCTGTCCAAATATTACGAGGTAGTTTGAGATTGACCTTGACTGACATTAGTGCCTCATTGATCTCGATGGGGTAAAGCTCTGATCATATTCAGTCTTGTTGTAAGTTCTCCATGATGCTCGGAAGTCTGTTGACTTGCCGCCATTCTTTTCAAGATCAATCTCTCCCTCATCAATGACACCATCACCATCAAGATCAAGGTCAACAGATCTCAAGGCCAAATCCATTAACTCAATACATCTCGCTCTCATTGCTTCAGCAGCATCAAGTTGAAGATTCATTTCATAGATTCGAGCAGCTGTGCAGTAAGCATGACAAAGCTCAAAAGCCTCAGCATTGAAGATCTCATCTTCTGTCACATTGGAAGATCCGAGTCTATCTCTGAGCATCAAGGAAAGCTCATCAAGAGAAGCTTTGATTTGTGGTCTAAAATCAGATTGTCGACGTGGCACCATGTCAGCAAGAGGAGCGAAACGATTCACAAAAGAATCATGATCAAGACCAGTATCAAAAGGTCTTGGAGTAACCTTGATCACTCCTTTGTCCAAGTTGGATAAATTGTTTTGTCCAAGGTCTGACGTGTATGAGATCAAATATTGGAATGTTCCACTTGTCGCAGTGACATTGGCTGAGGATGCTGTCACATACCACATTGCAAACTCAATCGTTGCACTTGTGGAGAGGTCAATCTCACGAGGTAAAGGATCAGCAAGGATCGCAGTTGTTCCCACAATACGGACGATCTTGATTGAATACCAAGCATCTCCATCCGTCCTCAAGAATGCAAAGACTTGATCTCTTTCCAGAGAGTCAGAGCTTGCGATTGTCAAGGTTCTGCGATCATTGCCAATTGCCGATACTGAGATGTTTGCTCTTGATTGATTCAAGTTGCTTGTAACATCACTTGATACTTTGAAAGTGATTGAGGGAGTTCCACTGATGGGAGATGGGGCATTCCACTCAAACATATGGTCTTGACCGGTTATTGCTTTTCTTATCATCTCTTTGCTCCCGCGTTTGCTTTTGAAATGTCTTTTGTTGTTGCTCTGTCAAGGCCAGCCGCTTTGATGAATCCCTCAGATACAGGACTCCAAGAATGCCGGCAGTTATACCCACCACCAGCCGTCTTGACAGGAAGCCCTTGTTTGTTGTTGAGCTTTTTCATTTGCGATTCACTCACCACCTTGTCAACCAAGGGACGGCAAAATTGTCTTGTCACTCCATCAATGGGTCCGGTGTATAGATAATATCTGAGACCAGCTTCCTCAGCAATGGCAGCAGTCACACTCCTCCCAAACATGGAGAGCTTTGTGTTGACCTCGGTCAATTGTCGACCGGTTGCTGATTGCATCTTCTGAGAGAGTGAGGAGATTGCTTGTGTCATTGGGACGTCGATTGTCATTGCAACGAGTGACTCTCTGACACCACTTGCCACATTGGGAATAATGACATCATCAAACAGAGTCTCAACAGCTGAGGTCTGCATGATGTCAAGTTGTTGTTGAATTGGAGCAAGCCCGAGGTCGGGCTGAATAATCCTTGTTGTCTTCTCGACAGCTTTCATGATGAGGTCAGCTTGCTCGATGAATTCATCAATTGACAAGTCAAAACCACCACGAATAATAAAATCAATCAACTGCTCTCTAGGTAGAGAGAGGATTGTCAATGGGTCACTTGCTTGGACTGCTGTCTCAAGCGTCTTTAGAAATCGAGTCCTTGATTTATCGAGGATTGATTTCATTGCTTTTTCTGCTTTGATCTGAGTTTTCAACTCATTGATCTTTGCCTTGGTGATACGTGCGACATCTCCCGATTGATTCTTGAGTTGCTTCTCAAGATCTTCGATTGCTAATTGATCAGCATCTTGCTCGGCAAGAAGTATCGTTTCGTGAGTATCGCACATGTCAATCCTATACTAAGCAATCAGTAAGGATGTATCCAAGAGTCGAGTCGATTGCTTTGAATTGTTGTACTTCTTCAGCATATACATATCGACGAGTTGCATCAAGGCTGTCATATTGACCGGCTTGCATTCCACCGAATTCGAAGTTAAGTGCAGCAACAGGCATTCCTTTGACGTTACCACTCTTTTGAACAATCGCGTCAGCACCTTTCATGATACCACAGAAGATTGTCTCTGTGTTCCAAATTTGTGCTTC